TCAAGTTGCAAAGGCTCAGGCATTAATTCTTGATGAATTAGATACGCAATTTGGAGGAAGCGCAGAAGCGGCAAAAAATACTTTAGGCGGAGCAATCAAGTCACTTCAAAACACTTTTGGCGATTTAATGGAAGGAGAAAGCGGCTCAACTACTCAATTGATAGAATCATTAAAATCATTGACAGAAACAATGGGAAGCGACAGTGTAAAGCAAGGGTTTCAAACTTTAGTTTCTGGAGTTCTAGCGGTAAGTAATGCTATCGCAAGCGGAGTTGGCGCATTCACAAGTTTTGCAACTTGGATTGGTGAATCAGCGGCAAAGGCGCAGGGATTTCTGACGTTAGAAGACCAGATAATTAATAAAATAAAAAGAATCACCCAGTTGCAAGAGGTTGCACGAAAAAACGGAAATATAAACAATGTTGAATTAATGATTGCGCAGGCTAATGACGAATTAGCGGCTTTAAAGGCAATTGCAAATTTCAATCCATTTGAAGGTGTTACTGAAAATAAAGATACAGCTTTAAATTTTAGCCCTAAAAAACTTGATGGCATTATCAAGGCATTTGTATCAATGCACGATGGATTTATGCTTGCTGAAGATGCATTATCTTCACTTGATGATGAATTACAAGTGTTTACAGATGAAGCAGAAGGAATATCATCCGCTTATGATAGCGTAACTGAGTCACTGACCCAGCAACGCGTTATTCTTGGATTAACGGCTAGGGAAGCGGCGATATATAATGCTCAACTGCAATTATCGGCAGGAACAAATCAAGATTTGATAGCTAACACGGGTGAACTTGCTGGTAAGCTGTTTGATGAACAAGAAGCGGTAAAGGCATTGGCTGATGAAGCATTACAGGCTGAGAAGGCAATGGAAGCATTAGATAGAGCATCAACTGATTGGGCATCTTCTTTTGCTGATGCAATGGTTGAATCAACTGGCTCATTAAGTGATTTTGTCGAAAATGCTTTAAAAGAACTACAAAAGATTGCAATACAACAGGCAACACAGCCATTATTCAAAGCTTTTGGCGGATTACTGAATGAGGGTTTTGGTGATTTATTTGGCGGGCTGTCTAGTTTCGCTGGTGGCGGTTTTACGGGCTCAGGCTCAAGAAGTGGCGGGATGGATGGTAAAGGCGGCTTCCCTGCAATGCTTCATCCTAATGAAACAGTAATTGACCACAGCAAAGGTCAAAGCCCAAACGGCGCGGTAAGTGTCGTCGTCAACGTGGATGCTTCTAATTCTAATGCTCAGGGCGATGCAAATGGTCTTGATATTGGGAAGCTTATTGGTGACTCCGTTAAATCAATATTAATAAATGAACGCAGACAAGGCGGGCTATTATCGTGAGTACATTTATAATTGAGCCAAGCTATAGCGCAAACCAATCGCAATCCCCAAGGGTAAGGGTTGCTCAATTTGGTGATGGGTACTCCCAGCGTGTCGGTGACGGCATTAACTTACTCGCCCGTCAATGGTCATTAGTGTTTAATGGTAACGCCGCTGAAATGGATGCTGTAGAAGCTTTTCTTGAAACTGAATCTGGCATTACTTCGTTTGATTGGCAACCGCCAACTGGTTCGGCTGGAAAGTTTGTATGCATGGCATGGAATAGGTCAATAGCTGGGTTTAATAATGAAAGCGTAACGGCAACATTTACGGAGGTTTTCGGCTCATGATTCCAGAAAGTCAAAAGCTTGGCGCTGGCTCTATTGTTGAATTATTTGAATTAGACGCGACTATCTTGGGTGGTGAAATATTCCGCTGGTCAAACCATGTTAATGAAATCGGTAATGATGTTACGTGGCAAGGCAACGTCTATTCAAGGCTACCAATTGAAGCAGGCGGCTTTTCTAAGTCAGGCTCAGGCAAGCAGGCTAGACCGACATTGCGAGCGGCTAACGTCACTGGACTGCTGGGTGCGGTAACTGCATCACTCAGTGATTTGGTTGGCTCTAAAGTCACTAGACGGCGCACCTTTTACAAGTATCTTGACGCTGTAAACTTTACAGGCGGAACGAATCCATTGGCTGACCCGAACGTGTTCTTTCCTGACGAAATTTGGTATGTAGACAGAAAATCAGCAGAGAATGGAATCTTTATTGAATTTGACCTTGCTTCTGCAATGGATTTGAATGGCGTGCAGTTGCCAGCTAGACAAGCGATACAAAACGTATGTGTTTGGCAGTATAGGGGCAGTGAATGCGGTTTCGCTGGCGGTGCTATCGCTGATGCTAAAGACGTTCCGACATCAGATATAAATGCTGACAAATGCGGAAAGCGTGTTTCATCGTGCAAGCTAAGATTTGGAGCAAATAATGAACTTCCTTACGGCGGTTTTGTTGGGGTAGGAAGGATATGAGTATTAAAGATGATATTGAAAAACATGCTTTAGAATCCATGCCCGCTGAATCTTGCGGGTTAATCATTATTAAGAAAGGGCGAAAGAAATACATTCCGTGCAGAAACATTGCATCAATGGGAAACTTTGCCATTCATCCTGAAGACTATGCAGATGCAGAGGATATGGGTGTAATTGATACGGTAGTTCATAGTCATGTAAATATACCCGCTACGCCCTCCCCTTCTGACCTGCATCAATGTGAATTAACTGATTTTAAGTGGCTGATTATATCAGTGCCTAGTATGCAAACGCATGAGTTTAAATCTAGCGGTTATGTGATGCCGCTTTATGGGCGCTCATTTAATCACGGGGCTGTTGATTGCTATACTTTTGTGCGTGATTTTTACAAGCAAGAACTTGATATTGAACTTCCAAACTTTGATAGAACAGATAATTGGTGGTTATCAGACGGCAATTTATATCTTGAAAATTACAGCAAGGCAAAGTTCGTAGAAACAGATAAACTTGAAAAAAACGATGTCATCTTGATGACGATTGGCGGCAGTAAAGTCCCGAATCATGGTGCGATATATCTTGGTGATGGTAGAATAGGTCATCATCAACAAAATAGATTATCAAGCATTGATGTTTATGGCGGCTATTATCAAAAAATGACTAGTAAATTATTGAGGTTTATATCTTGAAAACAATCATGCTTTACGGCTCGCTCGGAAAGAAATTTGGAAAGGTTCACCGTTATGACGTGGCTTCCCCGATAGAAGCTGTTAGGGCAATGAGTGCGACAATTTCAGGCTTTAAAGAATACATGTTACACGCGGGCTATATGAAGATACTGGTCGGTGGAAAAACTGACTTAGATATTGATGGCGTAGTCAACCCTGTTTCCGATAAAGAGACTATTAGGTTTATTCCTGTGATTCAAGGCTCTGGCGGTCTAGGTAAGATACTTTTAGGCGCGGCGCTTATTGGTTTATCTATCGCATTCCCTTACGCCTCGGCAACGCTATCATTCGGCACGTTTAGCACTTCATTTAGCCTTGCATCTATTGCTACCAGTATCGGCACTTCATTGGTCATTGGTGGCGTATCTCAAATGCTATTTGCCCCACAAAAATCATCATCAAGTAGTGCGGAAAGACCAGAAAATAAACCTTCTTTTGTTTTCAATGGCGCGGTCAATACATCAAGACAAGGGAATCCGGTTGCGCTTGCTTATGGGAGGGTGATTGCTGGTTCTCAAGTAATTAGTGCGGGAATCGTAGCGGAGCAGATTTTATGATTAAGGGTAGTGGTGGCGGTGGTAAATCTGGTGGCGGTGCTGGGCGTGTAGCATCGGAAGCGGCTGATTCTTTACAGTCTAAACAGACAGCAAAAGTAATTGACTTAGTTTCGGAGGGTGAAATAAAAGGCTTGGTTAACGGCTTACAATCTGTTTTTTTAAATGAAACTCCAATTCAAAATGCCGATGGCACATTTAATGTTTCAGGAGCTGGTTTCAATTCAAGAAGCGGAACGCAATCTCAATCATTTATTGACGGATTTTCGGCAGTAGAATCCGAGCAAAATGTAAGCGCAAAAGTTACCAAAGCATCGCCAGTTGTCCGCTCTATATCGGGAGCTGATTTAAGCGCGGTAAGGGTGACGGCTTCTGTTCCAAGATTAACTAGGCAAAACGTAAGTACGGGCGATATCGGAGGAGCAAGTGTCACTATTTCAT